TCGAGGTTGGCCATAAACTTCCCGTCCATACAATGGCAGCTAACACAGCTGTCGTCTGAATGGTACCAAAAAACTACCTCGTTTTCTGGCTCTAGGAGTTCTCCGATGGCTCGAGCGATCGTTTCGTTGTCCGCGTACTTGCAAAATGTGGCACGCGCCGCACCACTTTCATAAGTGTGCGAGAACAGATCCTTAACGAAGGTCATAGGGGCCGCGGACTTTGTCGTGCCATCGATACCGATGCTCCCGACTGCCCTGAGATTCTTCCCTATGGGTAGAACCTCTCCCTTCTTCGCTACGTAATCCACTGCGTAACCTTTGTTTGGCTTGTACCACATGTCAGCCTCGACTGCCTGACGTCGGAGCTCCAGTTGTCGCTCCTTAATCTTGGCATTGGGTTGATCGGCCCACCATTTACTCCATGACATGGGGTCGCCCCCCTTGTCGCACTCTGCTGTTACCCGGGCGTGGAGTCCCCTCATCCATTTAACCCATACTTGCACGTCTGCCGATGATGCAAATTCGACTTGGTTGAGGACCAGCTGGACGTGTTCTTCATACGTCTTCGTTCTCAACCCGGTGATGCGCTGGATGGCGCCATTCAGTCCGGCGCGCGTGTAAGCATTACGCGCGCCGCCGAAGTCGAAATTGCAAAATACCGTGTAGTATTCTTTGATTAAATAGTGGGTGGGGGGGCCGAAATCGATGGCGCATGTTTCTGAATCAACAGAACACATTTTTGCTTTTGCCACTCTAAATCGGCGCCCGGACGGTGCTATTACGGGGTGTGAATCTGTGGGCACGGCTCGGTAGACCCCCCGCGTAAGTCTACCGATATGGCCGAGCCCCTAGAAGGGGAGGCAGCGCAGCCTCCTCTCCACCATGGCCGACGGCAGGTACTGGCGATTGACGATACCTTCAAGATAATCATTCTGTATACAGAAGAGGATTGAATTGTTGAAGATTTCACGATCAATCTTGTGGAATCCGAATTGGGGGGCGGTCTGCTCTGTACGCATGGCGTATTGAGTCAACGAGTCCACAGTGCCACTACCAGTGTACATGGCTCTGCGCCTCCCGGTTTCGATGAATTCCACCAGCACCAAATCGACATATTTGACGTGGAAGGCGTCCCAACCGGCTGTGAAGCAGGCTTCAGCCCGGTTGTTGTCCCATGAGATTTCCGACAGGTATGTATCGAGTATCTTACCTCCGTTAGCGGAGGCCATGATGTACCGATGTTGCCCTGCTGGATATTGCACCCTGGAATACCCGCCGCGGCATATGGACAAAGGGGCGCAACAAGATTGCATCACCTTTGTCCCTAATGCAGCGATCCACGCAAATGTGCCTGCCGTCGAATCGTAGAAAAGGGCCCTCTCGGCGAACCGTCCGTCCTTTATGGCCCCCTGAGTGGGGCCAAGTCCGTCCGACCGCCGATCATCCCAGGGGATGCTTTGACTCGCAACGCAATCGCGCGCGATTAACGAACGCGTGGCGGCGCGAGTGAGCTTCAACAATTTTTGATTGTCGTAATGCTCTTTAGCTTCCCTTTGGGCCCGACGGAACGCGGGCGAGTTGTCGACCGGGAATGATCTCCCTGACGCCGCTAACTCCGCCCTAAATTCCGCCTCACGATTGCGCTGGCCATGCGCAAGTCTTACGACGACCCCTCTCATGTCGTCGTGGAGACGCTGACGCGTCAGAGCCCACTGCCACCGTCTCTCGACAGCGGCGGTAAACTCTGGGTCATTACCTGCTTCAAATTGTGGGTTGTGACAACGCACCGGTGCTCGTGGAGGTGGTGGCTCGTAATGAGGCACGTATCCGTTTTCACCAGGTGGGTCAACCCCGACATCGAGGAGGGGTATGTCATGGGGGACATCCTCGTCAGCGCCGTCTAGCGCCCCTACCTCGACCACCGGTGGGTTTTCCACCACCGGGGCTTCATCCACGAGTCGAACAGGATCGACAGGTGGGTTGTCATTGAACAGGTCTGCAATGGCGTCTCCGCCTGCTACGCACT